ATTGCGGTTGTTACGATTTCGTCTGCTGTAATATCTAATGTAACACTTGATACGTGGTCTGATAGATCAACTGAATTAAGGGTTACACTTGCGTTATTTAAAACAAATTTTGCCAATGTTTACCGTCCTTTCTATCTATATTTTATTAAGAAAGAACCACACTAAGTTGTGTGTGATATTACTTAAACAATAATTTCTTCAGACGGTATATCACCGCTCTTTTGTCGTTCAACCAAACAATCAGCACAAGTTTGTATTCTTACGCTTTCATAAACAGGTTTGGATTTACGACAATAAAAACATACAAATTTTAACCACATGTTTTTTTCCCGCTTTCTGTATTTTTGTTATTTTTTAATTATACCACACTTTTGCGATTTTTTCAACTAGCCTATTCTATGCCGATTGTGGCATGTATACCAAATGACGGGTTTGTTCCACTTATTGTAAAATTCAAACGCCAATGTTGATCCGTGATAGCACCTGCAACACTTTGAAAATCTGCACCAACAGCAGTGATACCCGTAAACGTTATGCGATCTGTTGGACTTGTAAAACTTGAATTATCATCAGATTGAAGTTTAAAAGTGATAGTTGGTGTAGATGTACCACTTACACTGTAACAATGGATTGCTGCAAAACATTTTTCAGCTGCACCCACCGCACCTAATTGCACACCTGGACTGTTTCCTGTGCTTGTTAAGGTATCATCAAGCTGTACAGTTCCACGTACAACGACATCACTTGATTGTGATTTTGAAATACTAAATGGTGCTATATCGCCTATTTCACCAAGTATGGAATATTCAAATAATCTTGATTTAAGAAAATATGCGGTATTACCAACCCCTGCGTCTGGTACGGTTGTAACTATTAATTCATTTCCTACTGAAGCACCTAACAATCCGTCTGGTTTATCCGTACCTGCTTCAAAAAATCCGTCCATGGTTAATGTACTATCTTTCAAACCACCTATACGACTACGAAAACCACCACTATTTATAGTTGTAACATCAAGATCATCAGCGTTGATATCTAAACTTACACTTGTAATATTTGAACTTAAATCAAAACCACCACTGAAAACTTTACCGTCGTTAAATACAAATTTAGCCATTTTCTACTTCTTCCCACGCTTCGTTAAAGTCTGGTGTACTTTTATCATCTTTTACAAATGTTCCGTCTTTTTTTCTTGCACGTCTTTTTTTAATAATAATAGGTTCTATGTGTCCGCCCTTGATTAGTGTTTTAGCTTGGTGTTCGTCAGTGATAGAAATTGTTTTACCTTTTTCTTTACCCATAACTTTTTTATTACCGATTATTTTATACTTTGCCATTAGCTACTACCTTTCGTAAATACTTCTATTGATAGATTTGCACCTATTGCGTCAATACCGTTCAAACTCACATCTGCACCATAATTAGCCATGCCCGTTACATGTGCAGACGTATTTGCTAATCCAAGTGTACTATTGTTGAATATAACCTGTCTAATGCTTGAACTTCCCGATCCTGTTACGAACGCGTCTAATTTATCTTGACCTGTTCTACTATCAGCTCTTTGTACCGCTACCAATAAATCAAAATCATATTGATCTGTGCCACGTTGCATTGCTAAATCAAAATCAATACTTGTTGGGATAATAATTGCTATTGGAAAATTAAGTGCATTATCTGGAACTGTATCGTAACATCTAAGGCCAGATACACTACTTATGGTTGTTTTGAGTGCGTCCCTTATTGAAACTAAATCTGCCATTACACAACACCAAGAACCGTGCCTTTACGAAACGGTGCTATCATACGTGTAATCTCTCTGTTTTGTTGTATGTTTACAACTCCAAAATCACCAACACCTGCAACACCTAACGGTGCATTTCGCATTGCAAATAGTTCTGACGCTAACATAAGTGTTGCTTGTCTAATTTGTTCTGGGACACTTGGAAAACCCCATTTTGCAGTTATTTCAGCACGTGGTCTGTTACTTGAAAAATCCATAGGCCACTCTTGGCTACCACCAGAAAATAATTCAACAATATAAAATGGACTTATTAATATACCACCAACAACATTGTTTATGGGTAGTAATTGAAATTCTGTACTTGCAACGGTAACTTCGTACGTACCGTCATCATCATCATCTAATTTTACAACCAATCCTGTTTCAGTTGATATGTCATCAACACGTAACCTGTAAGGATCATTTGTAAAAAATTTTCTTGCACTTGCTGAAGTTTCAGCATAAAATATGCGTCCACAAAAAGCGTCTATTTGACGACTTGCTGCATTGATAGCGTCATCAAGTAAATCATTATCGCCACTATCACTTGTTGGTATGCCTACAAAACCTTTAAGTTGATTTTGTGTGCAATAACCATTGGTTACTGCCATTACCTACCTCTACGGCCTTTCTTCTTTTTTTTCTTGCCTTTCATTGGCTTACCATAGTGAACAGGCATTATTTACCTTTAGCTACTTTTTTTTCAGCTTTAGGTTTCGCAGTTTTTGTTTCAATTTTACCACCTGCTTTTGCAATTTCTTTTTTAACTGCTTCAGCACGTTTTTTATTTTTATTAACTTCATAACCTTTTAGTTCTGCTTTTAAACTTTCTATATATTCTTTTTTTTGTTGTTTATTCATTTTCTTTCCTTTAATGTGTTGTGTGCCTAACCACTGCTAGGCACACATGCACAAATTTTCTAATAAATTAGAAAGTAGGTGTTTTCAGACCTGTACCTTGTATCTTTGTCATACCCGCAGGGTATCTTCCAGAAGCAAAGGCAGAGTAACCATAAACAACCATTTTTGTTGTTAATGATCCTGCGTTGGTTTCCTCAAATTTAAGTTGGAAGATATTATCTTCAAACAAAATATGATCGTCAACTTTCAATACGTAAATCTGATCTTGGTCGTTTCCGCCACCGTCAGTTGTAGTAATGTTTGCGTCTGTGATTACAGGTAGTCCAAGTATGTTTCCAACTACTGCACCATAAGCTGCTGCGTCCCCGATACCAACTGCGTTGTCTGGGTTATTTCCCGCAGGTGTAATTAACGGTCTTGAATTTCCGTCTACTCCTGCTGTGAAGAAACCCCAACGTCTTGGGTGCATAAGGATTGCAGTTGCAGGTGCAAAACGATTTGCATTTATCTGCTGTACTGCGTCAGCTATTTTAGGAAATGCTTCACCAACAGTTGGTGTTGCGTCTGTGTAAGTAACCGTATTTTGACCGCTTACATTTCTAATTCCCAAAGGTTGTCCAGATGATCCAGAACCCTCAAACATCAAGCTATCTAATTTACCAAAATATGCAGCAATTAAATCTTGGAAAATAATATTTTCAAGACTAAAACCTGGTTGTCCTCCTCTTTCAAGTGCTTGTCTTGATACGTCTTGCTGTCCTGCAATGGTATCAACATTCACTGTCAATAAGGTGTCGTCCATATTTGTTTCCTGTACTGCTGAATTTTGGCTTGATTGCTCTGCTGCTTCAGAACCTGTTGTAATTCTGGAAACTTCTACTTTCATACCGTATGCAGGTAATGGTTTTTTTGGTACAGCATTGTATAGTGCTGATCCTGCTCTTGCGATAGGTGCGTACTCATCTAATAGATATTGAGGTACGACCAATCCGGCAAAAGCACCTGTGCCTACATCTCTAGCTTCAAATTCTTGGTGTCTGTTAAGTCTTTCTTGTGCTGCACCATTACCAGATCGTGATTGCCAAGCATCAGATATGAAAGAGTGTTCGCCGCCCTTTCTATATATATCTGGCTCATTGACTTCTACGACTGCTTCTTGTTCAACAATTTCTTCGTCCTCAACGCCAAGTTCTTCTCTACTTTCTTTAACTGCTTTAAGAGTTTCAGCAGCTTCTCTTGCGTCGGTAATTTTTTCTTCTAAATCTTTGATTTCAACGTGTAAATCTTTTGATCTTGCAAGTTTGCCGTCAAATTCTTCACCCTCTGTCATCTCATCTAATTCAGATAAAAGACCGTCAAGTTCTGCTACCTTACTATCTCTAGCTTCAATTAAGTTTTTCATAGTATGTATTTCCTTGTACTTATTCTTATACTTCTGCGTAAGGTGTGATAATGAAGTGTAAGTACGGCTTATATCACGGCGTTACGTCTTTACGAATACCGTCCCGTTCTAACTTCAATTTTAAAAGTTCAACTTGTCCGTTACTTCGCTTTTTATTAACGTCGTTGTTATCCGCAACTTTGTTAATAAAATCTTCTAAAACCTCTACTGCTTTATCGCCCGATCTAGCTTCTACAAGTTCTTTGTGTAAGTTTTCTAACTCTATGCCACGTAATTTAGCACCTGCCCATGGATTTGCAGGATAAGTTACAACACTCACGTCAAACAATCTTGCTTCTGATACGGTACGTTCGTCGCCATTTTGATTGAAGTCATCACGCATTGCAGCAAATGCAAAAGACATTTCGTTTAGATCACCACGTTTCATTGCACTAGCGACTTCTGCAACTGTTGGATTATTAGGATCAAGTTCTGCTCTAACAAACAATCCGTATTCATCTTCTTCTAAATTCAATGTACCACTTGATGTTCTTGCTAATGGTATACCGTCGTGATTTACTAAGAACCTAACATCATCTTGTTCTTGTAAAGTTTTCTTAAATGCACCAGGTTTGATTGTTTCATTGTATGCACCCCTACTATCTTTCACACCGTATGGTTTGTCAAAGACAGAAGCATATCCTGTAAAAAGTAAAGTGTCAGTAGTTTCATCTGATCGTTCTTCAACTGCTGCAAAAGTAAAACTTCTATTTTCTGTAAGTCTTTCCATTTCTTTTAGATTAGTAGCATTTCTTTGTTGCTCTATTGTTTGTGATATAGCAACTACCCTGTCAAACACTTCAATATGTTGTTCTTTTGATTTGTTTTCTTTTTGTGTAAATCTTGGGTGTTCTTTTGGTAGTAAATCATTATCAGTAATATATTTACTATTTTTTGGTCTGTCATTTTTTAATAAATAACTAAATGCACGAAGCCTAGCAAGTCCCCAAGCATTTCTTGAAATACCTGGTCTATGTGATGTACTGTATGCACCAAAACCACGACGCACAACACTCTTAGCTGTACCCATAGTCAAACGTCGCCATGAAGCCATACTTGAAACTTCTTCGTTGTGCTCATCAACAACTGTCTGTATAGACTTTGTTGTAGCTTCGGAAAATGTAATACCACCTTTTTTGCCTTTTGCCGATCCTGGTTTGTTTTTCTTTGAACCTGTTATTTGATCCTTTTTTGGTGCAGGTGTAGAACTTCCTGTTTGTCTTGGTTCTAGTTCACCCTCATTAATAAGTTGTGCTACTTTTCTTTCTGCCCAATCAGCTGCTTCAAGAGGATCAGTCCAGGGATTAGAACCCCAAAGTAAAAAAGCTACATCAGAACCACGCCACGTATCTGGATCATTTGGATTTGATTTTTCCCTGTCAAGGTCAGATAAGTGTCTTTTATGCCATGGTGCTATTTTTCTTATTTTATCAATGCTTAACTGTTCACCTTTTGCCATTATTCTTGCTTGTCTAATTGTTTCATCAACTAAACCGTCCCCTGCTTTATTAAGATTATCCAAACCACGTTGTGCATTTTCTTGCATAAATTTAGGCGGTGTTCTATCAACTGCTCTTTGTTCACTGTTGTAACTTGGTACAAGTGTTGGATCATCTTTTGAAGTATGTTTCATACCTGTTATTTCTTCATATTCTGACATATCAGCACAAGGCATAAAATATGTTTCGCCGTCTATTTCGTGTGTGTGTGAACCCACACAACCTATTTCTTTTGCTTTATCCTCTGCTTCTTCTTGTGTTTCATATAAATCTTGACTTGGGTCAGCTTGTCTATAACCTTTTGATTGTGCTTCTGATATATTCAAAGCCGTTATTTGATCTTTTGCTTCTTCTTCTGTTTCATGGCAACCCATTATAAAATTATCACTATCTTTTATAACGGCAAACCCGTCGCAATTTTCAGCTTCTCTACTAATTGAATATGGCATTATTCATCTATCATTGGGTTTGTCGGATCGTGTTCATCAATACCTTGTGGGGGTAATGTT